GGTGGATTCACTGACTCAGATGGTCTTCCAACTGGTAATGCATATAAGTGGGATAGAAATCCTGGTGGTTGGTATATTAAAATGTGTAAGGGTGGTGTTTGTACAACTGCAACAAGTATTGCTTGGGTAGCTTCTGGTCCTCATCCATTGTGGTCTACCTTTATGAATACCTATGCAGTATTCCCTAGTAATCAAGATCCATTATTAGATGCTGCTCAGACAGCAACTTATAATATAAATATTCCTACAACAGGTAATTATGATTTTGAATGTCAGGCAGATAACTCTGCTACATTCACACTTGATGGAACGCAGATAGCAACATCCAGTTCATTTACTTCTAGCACAACTACCACTCTCTCTAGTCTGAGTGCAGGTGCACATACCCTTGTTGTCTCAGTAACTAATGTAACTGATACTAATCCTTCTTCGGGTAATACATGGACAGATAATCCTGGTGGTGTAGCATGGACAATCTCACAATCTGGTGCTATAATAACGTCATCTTTAAACCTTAACGTCCAAAGTGGTGCAAATTTATTTTGGGATACTAGAAGGGCAATAGGTTATACTTACACTACAACTTAATGGACTTACCAAAAATTAAGAATGAAAATTTACCTAAGGAACTTAGAGAAATCCTAGGTGATCAAGATGCACATTTCGATGCGATAGTAGACCCATCAGATATTTTTATACCTTCACTAGACATTGATTCTTTTAAGGAAGGGAGTCATAGAACACGTCAGATGCTCATAGAGTCTAGAAAAAAACTACAAGAATACAAAGAAAAGGCAAGACATGAATCCAAAAGAAACAATTCAAGCAGCAAAAAAAATCATCAAGGAACGCAAGATCAACAAGAAATTGTGGACTAAAGAAGATGTCCTCTTTGCTAAAATGATGAAGAGAAAAGCTTCAAAATCAAAACACTTGACAAATGGTTAGTATACTGGTATACTAAATAGCAACGTAACAAAGGACTCGAAAGATCGTAACCCTTTGCGTATGTACACAGTTTTCCATGTCGGGAGAACTATCATCCGCAAGGGATTTTTTCTTGCGAGATACTTTAAAAAAATTAAATGACAAAACTAACAATCGCTGCAGTAGCAGCATCTCCATTCCTATTCGCTGGTGCAGCCTTTGCTGGTCCATACGTTAATTTGGAAGCAACAGGTTCATATCCTGATGGTGCTTATACATCTGGTGGATTAGAAGCAGTAGTAGGATACGAGGGAGAAACACCTGGTGGTATCGGTTGGTATGTATCTGGTGGTCCTACAGTGACTCACACAGAATCAACTGATGAGTTCGGTGACGTTGAGTTAATCGGATACGTTGGTGGATCTTATGATAAGTTCTACGGAGAAATCTCTGGAGTAACTAACGAAGATGACATCGACTGGGGTGCTAAAGCAGGTGTTAAGTTCACTTTCTAAATAGTCTCGGTTCGAGATGGATCAAGACCTCTACATAGTAGGGGTCTTTTTTATTCTATTACATTACTATGAATTTTACAATTTACACGAGATCAGGTTGTCCATACTGCACAAAAATTAAACAAGTCCTTGAAGGAAAACGATATAACTACAGAGAATATAAACTTGGGGTTGACTTTGAGAGAGAATCATTCTATACTCAGTTTGGAATGGGTTCTACCTTTCCTCAAGTAGTCTTGGGTGGCAACAACTTAGGTGGTTGTACTGAGACCGTAAAATACCTTCGTGAAAATAACTTGATCTGATGGAAGAGTTCTATACACTTGTCGATTGTGCTATTGATGCAGCGTTTGAAAAGAACATGTTTCTCTTCAAACCATACAACTATCTAATACACAGCAAGATCAAACGTGTAGAAATACAAGAATTTATTGATAGTCCAACTGCTAAAACATTAGCGTTGACTATTTCTGACCTTGATGCATACGTCAAGGGTGGATCTGACTCTTATCATCAACAACTTCGTGAAGCATATGGGCATCTTGGCAAACCAAAAGCAAGGAAAATTTCTAAGTACTTGTCACAGATTTTGATAGATGCTCGGCAATACGAATGGTATAAAAGACCAGGTCGTAGAAAAACTTCTAAATAAAGATAACTACGGAGGTCTACTATGCTATACGATTATTTGTTGATAGCGATAGCAGTTCTAGTTACTATCGGAGCATTTTTACTCGGTATAACTATTTCTTGGTTGGCAAAGGGTTACGTTGAAGATTTCATCGAAAACGCTGCCTATGCTAAATCAGTCTCCCATCCAGAAATGCTAGATGAGGATGGACAAATAGTTCATGATGAACTACTTTACCTTCGTGACATGATCGTCGAAGATGACGATGATGAAGAAGATTAAATTAATTGAATTTTATTATGCCTACAAAATCGGTTATGAATAGTAACCCTAGGTTACTAATTTCTGAAATCTTAAGAAAGATTTCTAACGCAAAGACTAAAAAGGAAAAGGTTGACTTGTTTAAAAAACACAACACTCCTGCATTACGTCAATTAATGATCATCAACTTTGATGAGAGTATCTTATCAGAACTCCCAGAAGGTGATGTTCCTTATACACCAAATGATGCACCAGTTGGTACAGACCATACCAGATTAGAGCAAGAGTATAGAGGACTCTATAGGTTCTTCAAAGGTGGTGATTCTAGAATCAAATCTTTGAAAAGAGAAACTATGTTTGTTCAATTACTTGAAGGTCTATCTGCTGAAGAAGCAGAACTTCTTGTTCTTGTAAAAGATGGTAGACTCAATGAAAAGTATAAGAGAATTACTAAAGCAGTAGTCTCTGAAGCATTCCCTTCAATAGAATGGGGAGGTCGCAGTTGACAGGTATCAAAATCCTCAAACAAAATTGCGATCCTAAAGATGCCGAAGATAAATCGCTACCATACACTGCCTTTCTTGTTGAGTATAAACAAGATGGTAAACCTGTGTATGATATTGCGATTGGAAATAAATCAGTAGACCTTTTTGATTATTATTATGATCTTTATAAAAAAGATTTTGTAAAATTCACACAATCAAAAGGTATAATTAATCCTAAATTATGGAACGATCCAACTCAACCCAAGAAACAGAAACGCAAGACAAGATGACTATGTTCCTTAACAGGACAAAGGAACAGAAGGCAGCGATGAAGAAGCAAAAGGATGAAGAAGCATACAAGGCAGCATCTAATGTGTTAGGTGTGTTTGTCAAACCTCTCATTCTTATGCTATTATGGAACTGGTTAATGCCAGGTCTTTTTGGTTTAGCGACTATTGGTTATCTAAAAGCAGTTGCCCTATACTTAATTTCTAGAATTTTATTTGCATCATCTAATGAATAATGTATCTCTGATCTCCGTCACTCCTGACGCTGAAAAGACTATTGGTTATATCGCAAGGGTCTCAAACCCTAAGAATCAAGAGAACCCTAAGGTTGAGGGTCTTCTTAAGTATTGTATAAAACATGGGCATTGGAGCGTCTTTGAACAGGCATCCATGACACTTCAGATTGAAACTACCAGAGGTATTGCTGCTCAAGTTTTAAGACATAGATCATTTACATATCAGGAATTTTCTCAGAGATATGCTGACTCTTCAATGCTTGCTGAAGAAATTCCTATGTTTGAATTACGTCGTCAGGATGAAAAGAATAGACAGAATAGTATTGATGATGTTGATGACTTTACAAAACAAGAGTTTGATATTAGAATAAAGAAACACTTTGAAAATAGTATGCAACTCTACAAACAGTTGCTTAAACAAGGTATTGCTAAAGAGTGTGCGAGGTTCGTACTCCCTCTAGCAACTCCTACTCGTCTTTACATGACGGGTTCTTTACGTTCTTGGATTCATTATATTGATCTACGTTCTGCACATGGAACTCAAAAAGAACACATGGACATTGCTAATGGTTCTAAACAAATCTTTGTCGAGCAATTCCCAACTATCTCAACCGCATTGGAGTGGATTTAACATGCCTGTATACCCTGTAATAAATAAAAATACTCAAGAGAAAAAAGAACTCAACATGAGCATGAAAGATTATGATCAGTGGAGGAAAGACAATCCCGATTG